TGCTAATAACACAATTAATGTAGGTTCTGACAAAGTAACTTACATAACTGGTGAAGGCACTGGAACAATAAGTCTTGCATAATGGCTAGAAAAAAAATAACACCAAAAGAGTATAGCGAAGTCGCTACTGGTGTAAGACTTTCATCACATGAGAAACTTTGTGCTGAACGAATGAAGGCATTACAAGAAGCAATAAGCGAATTAAGAAAAGAAGTTAAATCTTTAAGACAAGATGTTTCTAAAGGTAAAGGAATGGTTCAAGTTCTAGTATTTTTAGGAACAATAGTAGCAACAGTAATAGGCGTATTTCAGTTTAAGTGAAATATTTACTAGTGTTGTATATGTGCAGTATTACTACTGGACAATGCCCATCTAGTTCTATTTCAGGTTATCAATTCAATTCACATTATGATTGTGTCAATGCAGGTTATGCGATTGCACAAACAACTTTTAGAAATTTAAAAGAATTACCTGAGTGGGATATTCCTGATTTTGAAAAACAAAAAATAGTTATTAAATTTGAATGTAAAGAAGTAGGGAAACAAATATGATTAGTATACCAGACACATTAGATTTACTTTGGTTTCACAGAAGTAAGCGTTACAAAAATGTGATAGTTTTTTTAGGACTAGTCTTTTTATATTGGTTGTAACTTTATGAAAGTATCTGAAAATACTTCTATAAGTATGCCAATGAAGAACCTAATTTCGATTATAGGAGCTGTAGCAATAGGAGTTTGGGCATACTTTGGTGTAACTGAAAAACTTAATAATCATTCTACTAAATTAATGATGATTGAAAAAGATTTAGAAAATGTAGTTGAGTTTTCAATTAAATACCCAAGAGGAGAAATGGGTATGTCAGCAAATGACCAAGAACAAAATATTCTTATAGAATTTCAACAAGGAATTATTGAAAAATTACAAACAGATGTAGAAAAATTAAAAGATAAACAAAGACAATTTTCCAATGGAGACCATTAATGATTGAAAGTGTATTTGCATTAATATTAATCTTAAAAGGAGAAATAGTTGAACACACTTACAAAGACAAATTATCAAGCTGTATGAAATCAGCTCGTATTGCAAAAAAAGAAGTTAATCCAGCGAATGTAAGATTTATTTGTAAACAAGTAAAAGCAGAAACAGAAATTTATATGGGTGCTAAAAAAATATTAAAAATTATAAATGAATGAGAGATACAAAATTATTAGAAAAGTTTCTTAAAGATAATTACAAAAAAATTACTGAGATGAGTTTATTTAAAAATTTAAGAACAGAAGTTAATACTGGTGCTAATGGAACACTAGGTTACAAAATTAAAAAAGGCATTAACAAAGACAAGGTTATTAAATATGAGTAATGATAAATTAAGAACACTTCACACTATATTAGCTGAAAAGCTATTAGAGAAGATTACTGACCCTGATGCAAAGTCAGCAGATTTGAATGTGGCTAGACAATTTCTAAGAGATAATGGAATAGATGCAGTACCTACTGACGACAGTCCATTACAAAAGCTAATAGATGAGATGCCATTCAATGAAAAACCAAAAGCTGTTATCAAAAATTAGTGATTTTAGGAATTTCCTATATATCGCTTGGAAGCATTTAAAGCTCCCACAACCAACAGATATTCAATACGATATAGCTGATTACTTACAACATGGTTCACAAAGACAGATAATTAGTGCTTTTAGAGGGTGTGGTAAGTCTTGGATTACTAGTGCCTATGTTTTATGGCGTTTATTATTAGACCCACAGCTTAATATACTTGTTGTATCAGGTAGTAAGAACAGAGCTGATGACTTCAGTACATTTTGTTTAAGATTACTGCATGAGATGCCAATATTAAATCATCTCTATCCAAAAGAAAGTCAGAGACAATCTAAGATAAGTTTTGATGTTGCACCTGCATTAGCAAGTCATCAACCTTCAGTTAAATCTTTAGGTATTACATCACAGCTTACTGGTAGTAGAGCAGATTTAATTATTGCAGATGATGTTGAAACTTCAGGAAATACTCAAACTCAAACAATGAGAGAAAAGTTATCTGAAGCAATTAAAGAATTTGAAGCAATCATCAAACCAGAAAAACAATCAAGAATTATATTTCTTGGCACACCACAAAGTGAATTTTCAATCTACAATAAACTTCAAGAAAGAGGTTATAAGGTTCGCTTTTGGACTGCCAGATACCCAACTGAAAATCAGTTGAAGTCTTATGGTTCAAGTTTAGCACCTGTCATTGGGAACACTTGGACACATGAGAGAATAGGAGAACCAGTAGACCCTGTTAGATTTAATAATGAAGACTTATTAAAGAGAGAAGCTAGTTATGGTCGTTTAAGTTTTAACATGCAGTTTATGTTAGATACGACTTTAAATGACTTAAACAAATATCCTCTTAAATTATCTGACTTAACAGTTATGTCTTTAAATCCTGACAATGCTCCTGAGAAGATTATATGGGCTAGTAGTCCTGAGCTAAGACAAGAAGGTTTACCCAATGTTGGATTACAAGGAGATACTTATTATAGACCTATGCAGGTACAAGGAGAATGGATACCTTATAGTGGTAGTGTAATGTCTATTGACCCTGCAGGAAAAGGAAAAGATGAGACCTCGTATTGTGTTACAAAATTTTTAAATGGTAATATATTTATTTTAGATGCAGGTGGATTTAGTGCAGGTTACACAGAACATGTATTAAGTAAATTAACTCAAATAGCTAAAAAGAATAAAGTTAATAAAATATTAATTGAAGAAAACTTTGGTCAAGGTATGTTTGAAGCATTACTACAACCTTACCTAAGAAACGATTATAAATGCACTACAGAGCTTGTAAGACAGACTACAAACAAGCATAGAAGGATATTAGACACCTTAGAACCTCTAATATCACAACACAGAATTATAGTTGATGCTAATGTCATTAAGAATGACTATGAAGGTACAAACGAATTGTACCCACCAGAACAAGCATTAAAATATCAGTTATTTTATCAGATAAGTAGGCTTCAAAAAGGAGCTAATACTTTAGCACAAGATGACCGAATAGATGCAATGCAGATTGCCTGTCAGTACTGGCAGAAGCAATTAGCTAAAGACCAAGAACAGGCATATAAAGATAGAAAAGAAGATATGCTGAATATGGAGTTAGACAAGTATTATGGCTCTAATAGTGAAAATTCTTGGATAGACATTTAACCTAATCCAGTAAACTGCAGTAATTCTGGGGGTTCTGAGATGGGAGACTGCCTTAGAACCGAATATTGTCCTATATATAAAGAGTAAAGTACCCCTATTAGATAAGAGTACATTAATTAGTACCCATATTAGAAAGGAGTAGTATGAAATATAAAGTAAAAATCTATGGTGGAAGTGCCTATTTCAACTCAAAACAAGATTATCTTGCTTTTCTAGCACTAATAAAAGCTAAGAAGTAAGAGAATAAAACCTATGGTTTCCCAATAAATTACTAAATGGTGGATAATAGGTTGCCCTCTTGGAGAGATAGCTAAAAAGTAAGATAAATCAATAAAGTGCCACTACTGTAGTACTCATAGTAGAAACTATAAGTCAGCTATAAGATATAAGAGCTTTAGTAAGACATAATCATCATACACTTATGTAATATGCTTATGATGGAACTTACTCTGTCCTCTTGTTTCTATCCATAGGAGTAATGATTATGATTAATAATAAAGTAATATACCTTAAATCTTTAGTTAAGAACTTTAAGTCTAAACAAGAAGGTTTACCTAAAGAGATAATTAAGGAATTAAAAGCGTTAGGCATAGACCTAATAAAACCTAAAGTTAAACTTAAAGAAGAAGATGATTTTACTGCAGGTAGAGACTTCATATTAAACCACACAGAAGAATTTCTGCAATATGCAGTAGACTATAGCTTAGACGAAAAGATTGGCGATATTATCAAAGAAAAAAAATTTGAAGAAAAAATCTGACAACTACACGCATATAGGGGTAACTTTTTTTTCCCCATAGGGCTAATTTAAAATAAGAGGGGTGGGGGTATGTCTAAAAATAAATAATGCAACCAGAGTTGCACAGAATAATAATATTTTTCAACACTGGCAACAACATGCACTAGTCTACGAAACTTTTACATACTTTTTTGCAGAATTTTTCTGGATTTTTCTCAAATAAAAAAATCACGAGCCTTTCTCTCATTATCTGTTTTGAATTTTTCTTTCCATTGTGATAAGTAAACCTATGGATAGCAAAGAGTTAATCAGATACTTAAACATAAAAGGCTATAGCGTTGTGGTAGCGTTGATAGTTGTTATAATAGTAGTATGGCTAAGTTAAAAAGAAAAACTAAAGTACCAACACCAAGTGAACTTGCAGATAGCATTAATCAAATCAGTGCTGATGCAGAAGGTATTACTTTAAAGCAATGGTACAAGCGTCAGGCTATTAGAAACAAAGCACAAGAGACATACAAGAAGACACACTGGGTAAATGAACTTACAGATGCCCAAAAGTTTTTTATAGTTACGACCACAGATGTGCCACATCATTACATGGATTTGCCATTATCAAAAGGTAATGAAACTGCAGTAGCAATATTTAAAAAGACAAACAAGAATTATCAGAACTGGGTTGTAAAGAACAATGAGTTTATGAAGAAAGAGTTTGAACTGAAAGCTAAGATAGATATTAAAACTAAAATAGCAGAAGCTAAATCTAAAATAGCAGGTTCAAACATAGAAAGAATATTTGCTGATATTAAAAGAACTACTGAACCTTTAAGAATACTTCAGGCACAATTAGATAAACAACAAGAGCCATTAAGAAAGATAACTCAAAATCTTGTAGGCGATTACCAGA